ATCGAGCGTCGTTTTGTGCCGAGTGATCGCGCGCGCCATGACCGAGAGCGCGGCGCGCTGCACGGGATAGTTCGCGCACTTGGGCAGATCCGCGTTCCGCTTGCCCAGATAGATCGTCCCCCCGTCACACATCGTCAAATAGCCGGTCGCTTGCGCCTGCTCTTGCATCTCGAAGCGATAGGCGAAGGCGCGCTTGTAGCGGTTCGCCCAAAAGTCGATGTAGGTCTGCGCCTTCTCGATCGGCGTCCGCATCGTGATCGAGAGCCCAGCGGCGGCGGATCCATAGATGATGCCGAAGGAGACCCCCTTCGCCGCGCTGCGCGCCGCTTTCCCCTCTGGGGTCTTCTTGTCGATCTTGTGCCCAGCGATCACCGCAGCGACCTCGGAGTGCACGTCACCGAAGACGACGTCCTCGAGGAGCTGGTCGTCACCGGACAGGAGCGCGAGGACGCGCATCTCGATCGCCGAATAGTCGTAGGAGACGAGCAGAGACCCGGCGGGCGCGACGAAGCTCTTGCGGACGCGCGTCTGATCCTCGTCGTCAGCGAAGAGTTTCTTATCGCGCGGCACTTGTTGCAGGTTCGGGCTTGAGGACGAGAAGCGACAGGTGCGCGCCGCGCCGACGTTGAAGCGCGCGCGGACCCGTCCGTCCGGCGAGCGCGTTGCCACGTCGATCATCGTCTCGCCGAAGCTCGAGATATACTTCTGGATCCGGCGATAGCGCGACAGCGCATCAAGCGCCGCCTCCACCGGCGTCCCCGGAAAGAGCCCTGCCATCTTTGCCAGCGCCTCGCCCGAGATTTCGAGCTGCGCGGTCTTCTCGGTCTTGGGCCAGACCGACAGCACGCGGTCGGGGAAGATGCGCGCGAAGAAGTCGGAAAACTGGGGGTTCGAGTTCAGGTTTGCGACCTCGGTCTCGGGGATCAGCGCGCGGACCTGCGTCGCGAGATCGTCGCGCAGCGCCTCCCAGCGGTGGACGAGTTCTTTGTGCGCGCGCCGATCCAACAGTACTCCCGCCTCCTCCATCTCGATCACGCCGAGCGTCATGTCATCGAGGAGTTGAGCGGCGCGGTCGTGGGCGGTGGTCGTCTTTTCTTTCCAGTATTGCCACAGCTCGAAGGTGACGTCGGCGTCGCGGATCGCGTATTCGAGCTGCGACGCGGAGAGCTCCGGCGCGGCCCAGTTCGAGACCTGCTCGTCCTTTGCAAGCACCTGATCGAGATCCCATCGAACCATGTCGGCCAGCGAGAAGCGCCCTCCCCCCATGCGAGCGCGCCGCAGGTGGCCGACGTCGAGTATCTCGGGCGTCGCGCCGGCGGCGAGGAACCATCGCATCTCGAAGCCTGAATTGAAGACGACCCACGGGCCGGGGGCGACGAAGAGAGCCGCGCAGGCGGCGAAGCCGCCGGGGATCTGATCGAAGTCTATCACGCAGCGCACCTCGGCGTTGCGGAGCTGCGCGAGCCGCACGCGCCCGTCTACGGGCCGCAGGGACGTCGTCTCGAAGTCGAGCGCGGTTGCGGTCCAGCACTTTTGCAGGACGCGCCACAGCGCGGCGTGGGTCGTTATGAGTTCATATTCCATGCGGCAGGTCCAATGGGATGGAAGGGGGAAGGAAGGGCGCGGAAGGGGAAAGGAAGGGGACGCGCAGAGCGCGCCCCCAGAGAGTTTAGCGGCGCGCCTTCGGCTTGGTGTACGCCGGAGCCGGAGGAGCGTCACCATAGACCAGTTCGTCGATTGAGATCGAGCCCGCACAGAACGCCTCGACGTCGGCGCGCGTCGACCAGCCGGTGACCCCGAACTTCGGCTTGAAGTTCTGCGCGCCCTGAGCCGTGAAGCTCTCGGCGCCGAAACCGAACACCGGCAGAGAGGGCGCGCCGGAGCTCATGCGACGGACGATCTCGTTCAACATGTCGGTGATCGCGTTTCGCCCCGAGATCGAGTTCGTCACGAACTTTACATTCGTTGCCGCGCCGTCTGTTGAGATGCAGCCAAAGCCTAGCGCGCGATGCCAGCCTTCGCCCGTCTTCGTATTGTAGGGCGCGTGGTCGGCAAGGTCGACCTCCTGCACGGCGGCGCGCTTGTTATAGATCGACCATTCGACGCGGTCGATTGGCTTGGACGCCTTCCAACAGATCCAACCCTCGATCACCGACTTGGGCTCGAGGATGAATAGGACGTCGTCGTTCAGGTCGGCGCGATCCCGGCCCAGCGCGTAAGAGCCGGTCTTTCCGGAGAAAGCGAGGTACTGGACGTTCGCGCTGGATCCGGTGCGCTGGTCGTCCGTCGTGTCGGCAAGCGCCGCGATCATCTGATCGTCGGAGATGTCGGGCAGGGCGTTCGCATCGAGGTAGGCAGTCAAAGATGTCGTCATGTTGTGCTCCATTTTTGCACGTTGCTACATTCTCGCGATCAGGCCGCGAGCACTTTCACGGTCAACCGCTCAGACGGCAGACCGATCTTCTTGAAGGGCGCGAGATCAATCCCCGCCTTTTCCATTGCTTTTTGATCGAGACTAGAGCGACCGGCGACGGACGCAAGCTCGACTTCGACGTCGCCGACGATTGTCGACGCGGTGTTCCGCTTGCGCAGCTCCGCCTTGATCTCCTCAGCGAGCTTGTCCTTCTCGTCGGACAGCTCGTCTTGTGCCTCTTTGATCTCGACATAACGCGTCACAATCGCGTCGAGCTGAGAGCCGCGGTTCGAGCGCGTGAACGCTTTGACATCGGCCAGGTCAGTGCCACACCGCTCGGCGTAGGGGCAGGTCTTGCACTCGCCGGTCGAGCGCCCCTCGCGGTCAAGGCGGTCGACGTTGCGCGTCCGCAGCACTTGGCCGGCGCGCAGCTCCATCGCCGTCAGGATCGCCGGATCCCGCTCGACCGCGTAGACGTCGAGCTGGTTAAAGTTCGACGCGTCCATGTAAACGATCAATCCGCTTTCGATGTCGAGGCCGTGCACCTTGCGCAGGAGCTCCATGCCAATCTGGATCTGCGCGACGTGCCCAGCGCGCGGCAGGTTCGCTCGGTTGGTGCGCGGGTCGATGGTCTTGATCTCGAGCGAGATGTGCGCGCCGGAGGCGTTATAGAGGATGCCGTCAGGCGTCGCCGAGATCCGTAGGTCTTCGTCGGCGACGCTCGTCTGTTCGCCGCCTGCGAACATCAGCTCGAGGCCAGAGGCAAGCAGCATCTCGACGACGTACTTCTCGCCGTGGGTGCCGCGCCGAGCAAAGCCCCAATCCTGCGGCGCGGTGCTGGGCTCGTGCTTCGAGAACCACTGCTTGCGGATGCACGTCAACGCTTCCGAAGCGTTGAGGTATTTCGAGCGGTCAACGCTCCACGTCTTGCGCGCGTCGATCACATCCGCGCCGCGCAGGATCGCGCTCTTGAGGTCTTCGGGTGTCATAGTGGCAGGTCTCCTTTGTTGAGGTTCAGTTTGTACTGTTCGGCGGCAAGCCGCATACGCTCTTTGATGCGCGGGCTTTCCGAGCTTAAAATGGTGCGCAGGTAGGATCGAGAAAACCCAAGCGCGCGACTTGCGGCGCCAATAGAAGCGAAGGCAATCCCCTCGACGACGACCGCGTGCTTGCGGGTCGTGCCGAGCCCGAGTTGCTCCATATCCCCTCGGTTAAGCGCGGAATAGACCGCTGCGGGAGATATACCAAGCGCCTTGGACGTAGCGGCGACCGACGGGTAAATAACGCCGCGCACTTTAATAATCATTTTTTCCTCGCGGGGCAGTCGCGCCCTTGATTGCAGTCGTGGTTACAGGGGGGGGCAGGTCATTGCAGATCCTCCGGACGACGCGGCGGGCGGATCCGCTGCGTATGCTCAACGTAAAAAATATGGTTCCCCCACATCCCAACAATCCGGAGATCATCGGCCCAGTGCGGCCGCGCTTCGCGGGTCGCATAATGGGTGGCGCGGGTGCACAGATCGCATCCGTACAGCAAGGTCTCGTTCGCGATGATCTGCGCGAGCAGCCAAGCCTCCGGATCCGTCGGCTTGTCGCTCTTCCCGTCCTCAGTCCAGCTAAAAGCGCGATGCTCCCAGACGACGCCGCAGATGTCGGCAGGATACCCGGGCGTCATGGCGCGCTCGAGCGTGACCTCGGCGACGAGGCGCTGGCCGTCGACGTCTTGGTTCCGCGCCTCCCAGTATACGTTAAGGGCGAGACAAGTCGCCGCTGCAATCGTGATCATGCTTTCCCCTCCAGTTCAGCCAGCACGGCCTTGACGCCTTCGATATAAAGCACTGCTTGTAGTTTACGGGATTGTGCAGCAAAAGCGTACCTCCACTTTTCAGCGTCCTCCACCGCCTTGGCCAGCTTGGCTTCAAGGTCACGCACAGCTTGCGTCCCGATCCTGTCGCACTCGGCATAGGCGTCACGGTATTTCTCGCAGGTGGCCAGTTTGCGCCCTAGGTCATCACGTTCCTTCACCAACTCTTCGATGCGGGCTTGCAGCGCAGCCTCACGAATAGCGGCGGGGTCGACCATTTTCCCGACATCAGCAGTATGGTCGTTGACAACAGGATCAGCGGGCTGGCTGTCATCAACGGGGGTTGGTGTTAGTGCGGCAAGGATGCGGGCTTCATAGTCGGCTTGGGCTGCGGCTTTGGCGTACTCTGGGTCTTCAAAATCACTACCGATGTCAAATTGATCTGGCGACAGGACTGACCAATAATAGCTGTCCGACCCCCAGCCGATGTCTATAAAATAAGACCCAAAGCCGCAGTCAGCTTCGTATCCTCCCGTGTGTTCCTCACGAGGGTCTTCCTCGCTGCGCCTTTCGCAGACTTCCTCCCACACCAGCAACTTCACCCCCACCGCCACAGCGGGCAGGGCGCGGATGGCTGCATGGCAGTCGAAAAGGTCGCCTGTAGCGTTATTCAGCGCCGTGTCGATAGCATCCAGCGCATCATCGCGCTTGATCAGGTCAGTCATTCGTCGCACTCCCCATTCCACGCCCATTGCCCATCCATCGGGCAGTAAGTCGCAAACCCACGATTCACTGTTTCAGATTTCCAGATGTGGTTTGTTACGCCCCAAGCAATTACTGCAACCATCAACCCAAGCCATAAACCAACAAGTGCCTCAGTCATTCCTTCCCCTCCAGTTCATCCAGCACATCGCGGGCTTTGAAAATAAACTGACAATAAGCACCTTCGATATCTGCTTGGTCATATTCGTCCACATCCATTTCGGAAATACGCTTTTGTTTGGCAAACTCCCGCAGCGTCTCCAACGCCTTGGTCAGCTTGGCTTCTGCATTCCGCAGATCATCGACAAGCATTTGAATGCAAGCGTGTGCGCCTGATGGTTGCCAATCAATTGGCGCAAGGCGCATGGACCTGTCACCATTGTCAGTAACGGGTTGCCACACTACTTGATGCGTGTTGACTATAGGCATTTGACGTGATGCAATGACTTTCATTGTTCATTCTCCAGTTCAGCCAGCACTCGCTTGGCTGCGGCTTCACTGTTATCGCTCGAACCATCTGCCATCTTCCGCAGCGCCTCCATCGCCTTGGACAGTTTAGACTTCCAAAAGTCTACATTTTGTGCATACATTAAAGCGGTTTCTTCCCACCCATCCCTTTGCCTCACCAACCCTTCGATGCGGTCAGCGGCTTCTTTGTGTAACGGATCAACATCAGCGATACCTTTGTACAATAAATGAATAAGTGCTCTATCTCGGCCAGTCATTTATTTTCTCCTTGCACGAATGCATGTTTGTAGCAAAGAAACGCATAACGATAACCAAGTGCATTGGGATATCCGCCAGCGGCTGGTTGATTGCAGCCAAGATGATGACACGCTTGGATCAATGCGTTTACTTCTTTACAATTTGGACATCCGCTAATGGTGTCTTCTGCGTCAAAGGGATTTGGTGCTGACAAATGCTCAAACGCTATTTCTCCGCACTCATTGCAAAACCATTTTTCAGGCGCTTCCATCATTTCTTTTCTCCAATCAGGGCAAGAACCACATCACGCCCGTAGACTGCAAGGTCTAGGGCAAGACCCCTATTTTGATGTTTAAGATCAGTGATGTGCCATTGTATGCTTGCAGCAGCCTCCCGCAGCGCAGCCTCACGAATAGCGGCGGGATTAACATCGGCAAAGCGGACGTACTTCCCATCGTGCCGTTGAAGCATTTGCGATTGGTACTCTGGATTGTGGATCAGACTGTAGCGTTTTAATTCTGCGTTCATTTCTTTTCTCCTATCAAGCTCCCTCACCAACTCTTCAATGCGGCCAGCGGCGGCATCTGGCACATCAGACAAGCTGTCAAAACATCGCAACTGTTTGATCAGTTCTTCATCAGTCATTTCTTTTCTCCAGTTCAGCCAGCACGGTGCGGGCGCGATCTATAACTTCGTGCCTGTCAAAATATTGGCCCTTCATCCTGATAATTGGGGATGTGAATACCGATAGAATTTGAGTTGTTTCGCGCAGCGCCTCTTTCGCCTTTACCAGCTTGTCCAGCGCATCTGCGGCCTGACCGCTTGTGGCAAGCAGTTGCAGGGTGAGCTCCTTGTTGCGGGCCCCCAGTTCTTCCGCATACGCCTCCGCTTCTTTGGCATCGTCGGTTGCAGCGGTCAGTCGTTCCTCCAACTGTTCGATGCGGTCGGCCATCTCGTCCGCGACTTGGAACGCGGTCTCAACAGCGGTGCGGGCAAGCTCTACTTGCGTGTCCCAGTCCTTCACATTCATGCTTCTTCTCCTGCGTTGAGCTTCTGATGATGCCGCGCTTTTTCGCGGCTGATCTTGTGGATCGCTTCGTCGATCTTGGTCTCGGTCTCGAGCGTGTCGACGTGGACGTGGCGCTCCTGACCCATGCGATAGAGGCGCGCATAGAACTGATCCATGATCGCGGGGGACCAATCCTCCTCGACGACGATGATGCAGTTCCCCCCGCGCTGGAGGTTTAGCGAGACCCCCATCGCGCCGATCTGGCCGACGAGGACATCGAGCGATCCGGCGTTGAACATCGCTTCAAGCTCCGCCTTGCGCGACATCGAGGTGCGACCGTCGAGCACCTCGCAGCGCAGCCCCTTGGCGCGCGCCGCAGCGCAGAGCCCGTCGATGACCTCCGTGTGCCAAGCGCCGACGAGGACCGCGCCTGCGGTGTCTGCGGCGCGCTCTGCGATGACGTCCGCAGCGGCAACAACTTTGCCGAGCCCGATCATCCGGCGCATGGTCGAGAGCGCGGGATCCTTGGCGGCGATCTTCTCCTCAACTTGCGCGCGCGACATCGAGCGCAGATCCGCAAGCGCCGCCGTCAGCTCGGGCGAGCTCGACAGCGAGACCGTGTAGCGGTTGTGAGTGATGGGGGGCATCGCAGCCCAGACGTCGGCCAGTTCGCGGCGGACAGCGACGCGGTTCTCGCCGGTGTAAAGGATCTCGCGCAGCTCTTCGGTGTTGCGCGAGCCGACGCTCATCGTCACTGGGAAGCGCGCGCCGGGGAAGTGCTTTTGCTGGCGGATCGTGTAGCGGATCTGGAACCGCTCAATCGACAGACCGCCGAGCTTCTTGCGCATGACCGACGGGGCGGCGCGGAAAAGGAACGGGATCAGGTCGTCGTTCCAGCGCGTCGCGGGCGTGCCGGTCAAGAGCCAAGAGTGCGCGAAGGAGCCGACGATCCCGCCGGATCCAAGGATCGCCTTGGTGCGCTTGGCGGTCGTGCTCTTGAGCGCGTGGCTCTCGTCGCAGATCAGGACGGGCCGCGTCTCGCCTTGGGCGATCAGCTTGAGCTCGGCGGCGCGCTTGGTGGCGATGTCGTAGGACATGATCAAGACGTTCGCGAGCGGGTCGATCTTGGCCGCGCCGGTCTTTAGGATCTGGGTCGACAGGCCGAGGTGGTCTTCCGCCTCGCGTGCCCACATCCGCAGAGCGATGGGCGGCGCGACGATGACGATGGCGCGCGATCCGACGAGGCGAGCAGCCTCAAGCGCGGTGCGGGTCTTGCCGGAGCCCATGCCGCTAAAGCACCCGGCGAATGCGCGGGACGCGAGGAAGGCGGCGTCTTCGATCTGGTGGGGGAGAAGTATCATTGGCAGGTCTCTTTCGGTTACGTTGCTACGTGGACCCATGCGGCCCGGTCCTAAGACATAGAAGAAGGCGAGGGGGGCAGTCAACCCCCCGCGCAGATCATCCGTTGAGGTAGGCGTCAGTGCTGAAAGCGCGCTCGCGGTATTCGTATTGAGCGAGCGTGCGACCGTCGGCGTCCAGCACGAGGGCGATGTCGCCGCCATTGTCAAAGCCGACGCTCTCTCCGAGCTTGCGCATGACGGACAGGCTGGTGACGGTCTCGGGGAAAGCGCGCTTCGTGTTATTTTCGATCAGGTGATACATGGCAGGTCTCCGGGGTTCAGGGTCAAGGTGTCGTGTCGTCTGATCAAGATATAGGACCGATCCGCAGACATTGCAAGGACCGCTCCAAAGAAAAAAGGAGACCCGCCGAAGCGGGTCTAAGTTCCAGCAGGGAGGTTACATAGACAGTCTTGCAGTGACCGCGTTTCCTAGCCTATGCTGCGGACCTGCCAAGGAGCATCATAGGAGCGAAAAATATGCGACCCGACGGAGACCAATCACAACTGATAGCAGACGCGGTCACTGCAAGCACTAAATACCCGATATTTTGGGTGAATGTCTATACCGATCAGCAGGGCGACAAGCATAAAATACCCGCGCTCAATCGCGAAATCTGCCAGAAAAACAGATGGGGGCAGGGGACCGGCGACGATTTCAAAGCCGGGTTCTACGCCGCGACGCAGGATCAGGACGTTTTAGAAGCGATGTTCGAAGCGGCCGGTGGACGCGCCACAGCCTTCGGCGTTGCGACCGGCGCGGCAGGGCTCGTCGTGATCGACGACGACCGCGCCAAGAAAACCGATCCAGTCGCCGAGGCGTTCTTCGAGCGGCACGCGGCAGAACTGGCCAAGGCGCGGATCCACAGGACGACCAGCGGCGGCAAGCACTTCGTCTTTACAGCGCCCGAGTGGACCATCGTCTCGTCGCGTAAGACCTGCGACGCAATCGACATCCGCGCATCGACTGGGTTCGTCGTCTGGCCGCCATCGCTCGGCTATGCCATCGAGCGCGACGCAGAGCCGCCGGAGATGTCGCGCGCGCTGCTCGCGGATCTCTTGCGGATGCAAACCGTCTATCGGGTCAGCGGGGCCGAAGGCGCGGGCGCGGACCTCACCGGCGTTGATGTCGGCGACCTCGAGCAGCGGATCCGCACCGGAGCCGACTTTCACTATACGACGCTCGAGCTGACGAAGCGGTGGGCGCTGGCCGGGATGGAGCACGACGAGGCGCTCGAGAAGCTCTTAGCACTTTACGACGAGGCGCGCCCCAAAAGCGGCGTCGCGCTCGGTCGGTGGCAGAAGGCACGCAAGGACGCAGAGCGCGCGCTTGAGGGCGCGATCCGGCGGTTCAAGCCCAGAGACGAGCGCGCCGTGCTTGATGCGCTGGCAGGGCTCTTTGGCGAGCCCCCAGAGGGCGTCGTAGAGGAGATCGAGCAGGTGCACGGGCACGTCCCGCGTCCGCTCTACGCTTACGAGCCGCGCCGGTGGCTCTTGGGAAACATCCTGATCCGGCAATACGTCACGGTCCTTGCCGGATCCGGTGGCGGCGGCAAGACGTCGCTCGCGATTGGCTGGGCGCTCTCGCTCGCGTCGGGCAAGCCGGTGATGGGCGAGCGCGTGGGCAAGCCGCGCCGGGTGCTGATCTGGTCGGAGGATCCACCGGAGGAGCTCTCGAAGCGCGTCGACGCAGCGATGCAGGTTCACGGGCTCACGCGCGCCGACATCGAGGACCGGCTGATCGTCGTCTCCATCGACGAGCTCAAGATTACTATCGCGCGCTTCTCGCAGGAGCTGCGCGAGGTGATCGCGGTTGACGTCGCGGTGCTCAAGCAGATCATCGCGGTCAACCGGCTCGACGTCGTCATACTGGATCCCATCGCCGAGCTGCACGAGCTTGAGGAGAACGACAACGTCCAGATGTCCAAACTGATGGGGATGGTGCGCTCGGTGGCGCGCGAGGCCAAGGCGGCGATCTTGCTCTTGCATCACGCGTCCAAGGCGTCGGTCGAAGCAGGCCGGAAGAGCGCGGCAACGGCGACGCGCGGCGCCGGCGCGATTGTAAACTCGGCGCGCGTCTCGATGGTGCTTAACGAGATGACCGCCAAGGACGCCGAGGCGTTCGGGATCCCGGCGGATGAGCGCGCGCTTTACGGCGAGCTCACGCGCCCGAAGGCCAACATGGGGCCGCGCACCTTCGGCGGCGATTTCATCAAGGTCGAGCTCGTCCCGTTCGGGAACGGCGACGCGGACAACGACGAGGACGTCGTGGCCGTGTCGACGGTCTGGAAGCCCTCTCCGGGCTCGCAGGTCGAGCGCGTGGGGGACATGGTGCTCGCGGTGCAGGTCTTGCAGTCCTTGCCCCCGCACGAGCGCAGGACGAAGGGCGCATCGCGCGCCGACTACCCGGTCGCGAAGGCGCTTGGTCTCGATATGGGCTATGAGAAGATCAAGGCGGATCTGACGAAGGACGAAAGTGCGGCGCGTGGTCGCGTCACGGCGGTGCTCTCGCAGCTCGTCGGGATGGGCGCGCTCGAGGTCGTCGACTTCAAGGACAACGGGCCAAACAAGAACAGCGGCAAGGCGTATGAAGTCACAAAGGGCGGGCTCGCGCTCGTCCAGAACATGATTGGAGATGAGTATGAATAGGAGAGAGATCTTGGAGACGGCGACGGACTACGTGACGCAAGATCGAGCAGCGACGCACGGGGACGCCGAGCGCAACTTCGAGTTGATCGCGCGGTACTGGTCGGCCCATCTCGACCACGAGATCAGCGCGACGGACGTCGCGGTGATGATGACGCTGCTCAAGATCGCGCGGATCAAGGGCAACGCTGGCAACGCGGACAACTGGGTCGACGGGTGCGGTTATCTCGCTTGTGGGGGGGAGCTCTCGACCGCGCCGAAGCGCGCCGAATGACCGCGCCAAACAGCCTTTTTCGTTCTCTCTTTGTTCAGGAGGAGAGGACAGAGTTCCCTATATACTTTTCCTCTCCTCTCCTCCTTGATCCTGCCCGGTATGAACCCGAAGGGGAAACCCCGCTAAAGCGGGGGTTACCCCTCCGGGGTTCTGGCCGATTTTGGGTCTCCGTGCACTTTCCTGTCCTCCCATCAAAGGATCTAAGATGGCGCGCTATTTAGGGATCGACCCCGGTCTCGGCGGGGGGCTTGCGCTGATCGAGACCAAGGAGGGCGCGCCCCCGGCATTCGTGGCGGGGACGCGCGTCCCAATCGTGAAGCACCGAGGCAAGAGCATGATCGACGCGCGTGCGCTCTTCGTCTGGCTCACCGATCTTGGGCGCATCGACCAAGCGGTGATCGAGCAGGTCGGATCCCGTCCGGGGCAGGGCGTTGTCTCGGCGTTCACCTTCGGCAGGGCTACCGGCGCGGTCGAGACACTGGCGCACCTCATGGCCGAGACGGTGATCTGGACGACGCCTGCGGTCTGGAAGCGCGACCTCGGGCTCGGCACAGAGAAGCGCGACAGCCTAGACTTATGCCGCTTGCGGTTCGGTGACGCCTTCACCTTCCGAGCGATCTCTGACGACGGCGTAGCGGAGGCGGCTCTTTTGGCGTATCATGCAGCCGGTTACCGGTGAGGGACATCATGGACGAGACCACAGCAAAGCCTGCGCGCAAGAAGACGGGCCCCAAGGGGCCCAGCAAGCCGCTCGATGACCTCGAGCAGGTGATCGAGATGATCCGGATCCAGTGCACGAAGCTCGAGATATGCGCCGTTCTGGGCGTCTCAGAGGACACGCTGACGCGCCGGATCCGAGAACGCGGCATCGAGGGCGTCGAGAATTTTGCGGACCTCTATGAAAAGCACGCGAAGGAGGGCCGGTCCTCGCTGCGGCGCGCCCAGTGGAAGGCCGCGCACAATGGCAATGTGACGATGCAGATCTGGCTGGGAAAGCAGATGCTCGGGCAACGCGACCAGATCAAGCAGAGCGTCGAGATCACCGGCGCGGACGGCGGGCCGATCCAGACGGTCGACTATTCCAAGCTCTCAACAGAGGCGCTCCTCGAGCTATCGAAGGCGATGATCCATGCAGCTCCCGAAGATCACGACGGCGGACCGCGACTTAATTGAGGCGGAGCTATGCCGCCGGTCGGTGCTCTACTTTGCCCAGACGTTTTGGCCGGTGCTCGAGCCCGGGCGCAAGCTCGTCACCGGCTGGCCGATTGAGGCGATCGCCGAGCACCTCGAGGCGGTCACGCGCGGCGAGATCCGCAAGCTCCTGATCACGGTCCCGCCCGGGTCGATGAAGTCGCTCTTGACGCGCGCCTTCTGGCCGACGTGGAGCTGGGTCTCGGGCCCGTCGCTGCGTTACATCGGCGCATCTTACGCCGAGGCGCTGGCCGCACGGGACAATCGGCGCGCCAAGATGATCGTCGAGAGCCCGCTCTATCAGCGGCTCTTCCCGCACGTCCGGCTCTCTGACGATCAGGCGCAGAAGGTAAACTTCGCCAATACAGCAACGGGCTCGATGATGGCGACCTCGGTTCGAGGCCGCGCGACGGGCGAGCGCGGTGACGTCTTCGTCATCGACGACCCGCACAACGTGCTCGAGGCCGAGAGCGAGGCGATCCGCAGCGAGACGCTGCAATGGTTCCGCGAGGTCGTGCCGAGCCGCGTCAACGATCTGGACCGCAGCGCCTTCGTCACGATCATGCAGCGCGTGCACCACGAGGACGTCGCCGCAGCGGCGCTGGAGCAGGGCTACGAGCACCTCTTGATCCCGATGCACTACGATCCCCCGCGAGCGCGGACCACCGCCATAGGCTGGCAGGACCCGCGCACAGAGCCCGGCGAATTGATGTGGCCAGCGCGGTTCTCGGCGCGCGCCGTGGCAGAGCTCGAGACGACGCTCGGGATCTATGCCGCCTCGGCCCAGCTCGAGCAGCGCCCGACGCCGCGCGAGGGCGGGCTGTTCAAGGCAGACAAGATCGAGACAATCGACGCCGTGCCGCAGGGCGAGGAGATCGTCTGGTGCAGGGCGTGGGACTTGGCAGCGACTGACGGCGGCGGAGCTTACACCGCAGGCGTGCTCGTCGGGTGGCGCGTCACAGCGCGCCGGGTGATCATCGCGGGGGTGCGGCGCGAGCGCGTCGGGCCGGAGGGCGTGCGCAAGCTCATCGAGGACACGGCGGGGATCGACGGGGACGACGTGCCCATCTCGATCCCGCAGGATCCGGGACAGGCAGGCAAGGCGCAGGCGCGGGACTTCGTTGTCCGGCTTGCCGGTTACCGCGTGCGGATCGAGCCGCAGACAGGATCCAAGGAGACGCGCGCCGAGCCGTTCGCGGCGCAGGTCGAGGCGGGGAACGTCGACATTGTGACAGGTCCGTGGAACAGAGACTTCATCGAAGAGCTTCGACATTTCCCGCGGGGCGTGTATAAGGATCAGGTGGACGCGGCGAGCTCGGCATTTAATGCCGTGGCACCCAAGCGCCAGCGAAAGACCGGTCTCTTTGTGGTCGGTGATCATGTGGGCAACAAAGCGAGACCCGGCTGATGGCACAAGCACCAAAGAAGGCGACAGCGACCCGCGAGCTCGGCGCGTCAGGATCCTACGGGATGAACGACCAGCTCAGACCGGACGAGTTCCTCCCGAAGCTCCGGGGGGTCAGCGCGATAAGGACGTTCCGCGAGATGAAGGACAACGATCCGGTCATCGGCGCGATCCTCATGGCGTTCGAGATGCTCCTGCGCGCGGCCGAGTTCCGCGTCGAGGCGGCAGACGACCGCCCGGAAGCGAAGGACGCGCAGCTCTTCGTCGAGCAATGCTTCAACGACATGGAGGGAACGGTCGACGACTTCCTCGCCGAGGTGCTGACCTTCCTGCCCTTCGGCTTCTCGGTCTTCGAGGTCGTCTACAAGGTCCGGGGCGGGCGCACCACGTCGGACCCGACGCGCTATTCGCAGTTCGACGACGGTCGCTATGGGATCCACAAGCTCGCGCCGCGCGCGCAATGGACCATCGACAGGTTCTTGACCGATCCGAACGGCGCGATCACCGGCGTGCGGCAGACCGCACTCACGCTCAAGATGGGCGCGGTGGACATTCCAATCGAGAAGGTGCTGCACTTTCGCACCTCGACGATCAACAACGACCCGAGCGGGCGCTC